GGTGGTGTACGCCCAGATCTGCGGAGCGTTGCCAGCCTTCGATTGACCGCCGATGGCGACCAGACCAGTAGAGCTGAATGCCATGATCAGTTCTCCCTTATTCGCGGCAGGTGATGGAAACGATGCCGCCAGCGTCGATCGTCACAGCACCCGCCGAGAACACTTCGTTGACCAGCCAGCTGGTCTTCTCGGGGATGTAGTTGATCTCCGTGCGCATACCGAGGCCTTCGGCGTAGCCGATGGCGTCCTTGTGGAACGCGAAGCAGGTGCGGTCGCTCGAGCCGTCGATGGCCAGGCCACCTTCGGAACGATCACCCATCACATGGAACGTGAATCCCATGTAGGTGTTGATCTCACCCTGCACCAGCGCCTTGACGCTGTTGAAGTCGGCCGAGGTGACCGAGGTCTCCGACAGCATATTGGCCAGGCCGTTGGCGTGGATGATGAGGTGACGACCTTCCGGCGGGACGTTGCCGCGGTCCAGCAGGCGCTTGGCTTCGCGCAGCTTGCCCAGGTTCATGTTGCTGGCAGTGGCCGAACCCGATGTGACGATGGTGTTGGCAACGGTCAGCGAGGTGCCCGAGGCAGCGAGCGCGTCGAGGATCAGCTGATCCTGGCGGCGGCCCATCGCGTTGGCGACGACCTGGACGAGCTCTTGACGCTCGTCGAAGTTGACCTTGGCCTGCGAGAAGATGTCGCTGTACTCGGCGGCATTCCAATCTTGCAGGGTGCAGGTAACGGTTGAGAAGCCCACGTTGAGCGGGGTGACGTCGGTCTGCGGCACGCGCAGGGTAGCGACACCAGCGCCAACCTTGGGGAACTTGACGGTGGAACCCTCGACACCACGGCGTTGACGCACGGCGGGCACCAGCATGGCCTTGCCTTGATAGGCCTGCTTGACCTCGGCGTCGAACAGGGTGACGAAGGCATTGCTCAGAGAGACAGCCATTTCGTACTCCTTGTTGAGTTGGATGAGGTTTTTGCGCGCCGGTTAGCCTGTTGCCAGGGCCGTTTGCTTGCGAGTAACGCCCGCCACTCGTCACCTTCCGGTGCGGTAAGGGCTGCGGATGCAGTAAGCCTTGTGCGCCATTCTGGTCGGTGACGGTACAAAAATCAATAGGTTGGATTGGAAAAAAGACGCCCCGCACATGGCGGGGCGAAAGGTGCCCAAGGAGAGGTGGGCTATGGCATCAGTTGACGTGCGCGGCGAAGGCCTTCTCGACCTTCTGCCGATAAGCGGGGTCGGTCTTGTAGCGCGGGTCCGCGACCATCTGGTAGAGCTCGTCCTTCGACGGCGCGCCCTCGAGCGGCACCGATTCGACCGGGATGCGGCCCTCGTACGCCTCGCGGATTTTGACCAGAGCACGCAGGCCGCGAGCGGTGCCGCCCATGATCTTAAACTCGTCGAAGTCGTCCTTCGACCAGACGCCCTTGTTGACGAGGCCACGCGCCCAATCGACCATGCCGTTAACCAGCGCGGTACCGTTGGGGCCGAGCTGCTTGAGCTCGGCGACGGGGTCCACCGCTGGCTCGGCGCCCTGCATCTCCGCCGCCATCTTGGTGATGGTGCCGTGCAGCTCATCGAACGCGGCTTGGCTCACGCCAAACTTCTGCGCCCAGCCAACATACGCTTTGGCTATGGGGTCTTCTTCCTTGAAGGCGCTGATGTCGTACTTGCCGTCTGCCGGCGCCTTGTGTTTGCCCTGCGCGATCATCGTGCGCAGGTCGTGCCAGCTCTTTGCCATCTCCTCGTAGGCAGGCTGGCCGTCCTTCCAGAAGTTCTCCGGCAGCCACTCGGGGCGGTCTGCCGGTGCGCCGGGCGCCGCGGCCTGGGCCGGGTCGGCGCGGTGGTCAATCTCCGCGGCTTGCGGATTCTCGGGTGTCGCGTTCGGGTCTTCGACCGTCACTTGGTCGAGTAGGCCGCTGCTTTCGCTCGCGGGCTCGACGGTTGCGGTTTCGCTCACAGGTTCCTCGCTCGTTTGATCCGTGCTTCAAGATCCCGCACCACGCTGTTCTGTCCCTCTCGGTAGAAAGCATAATCCGCGGATGCACCCGGCACGGCGACGGGTTGCTCCAGAATCGTGTCCCGCAGCCAGCGCATCAGCGCCTGGCCGTCCTCGGTGCCCATCACCCGCATTACCAGGCGGTCAGAGTCCTCGCGCTTCTGCGTGGCCTCGCGGACGTCGTCGGCCTGGCCGATGGCCTCGAGCTCGTCCCAGCTCATTGCGGGGGCTCCTCGATGTCTGCCTCAGAGGCAAATGGGGACTTGCCTGCTTTCATTCTCTGGACGGCGTGTTCGTAGGCCTTGTCCAAGATTGAAGGCGGCATCTTGTCAAAATAGCCTTTCTCCTGCGGGTCGTTGCGCAACAACCAATCCAGCTCACGCTTGTCGAGCGTGGGCACGATCAACGGGATTTCGACCTCCTTCCCGTCGATGCCGACTCCAATCGAGATCTCGGTCGATACAGATCCGTCCGGTCGTTGCAACTCGCCAAAGTAGCCAAACCCCTTGGCAGTTCCGTCTGCGCGTTCTCCGTAGTTCATTGCGGCACTCCACCTGGCTGTTGCTGCATCGCGGCCATCTGCATCGCCATCGCGGCCTCCTGCTGCTTGCGCTGCTCTTCAAGCATGAAGGCGCGCTCGGCCGCAGAGTTGCGCACCGCGGCCGGCACCCCGAGCTTGTCGCCCAGGTAGTCGACCAGCGCACCGGTCTTGAGCGCCATCGCGCCCTCCGCGCCGAACGCCTGCACGATCTGCGCGTACTGCATGATCGAGTTGACCTCTTCCATGTTCTGCGCCATCGCGAGCGGGGCCACCGGGGTCACCTTGACCTCGAGCCCGTTGACGCGCAGCGGCAGGTCGATGAGGCCGCGCTCGTCCATCACCTCGAGGATCTTGGTGACGACCGGGATCATCGTCTCGTTGATGAGACGGCCGAACGCGCTGCCCAGGTTCTGCGCGAGCTCCTTCATGCGCTCGACGATCTCGGTCGCAGAGCGTGCGCTCATGTTGTCCGGCGGCAGGCTCTCGTCCAGCAAGATGCGCTTGATGTTGGCGCGCAGGTCGTTGATCACCAGCTGCGTGATGTTGAAGTCGCCGGCGCGGGGCAGGGGAGTCAGGCTCGGACCCTGCGGGCCGCCATTGCGCGCCACCGGGATGATGGCGCCCGGCACGATCTTCACCGTGTTTGGGTTGAGTACGCCGTCGTCCGCCGCGGTGTACACGCCGGCCACTGCCAGCGACGCGTTCTTGAGCAGCAGCTCGATGGTCTTGTTCAGCGTCTTGATGTCCGGCAGCGCGGTCACCAGCGGGCCGCGACCGTAGATCTCGCCCGCGACCTTCATGTAGCGCGAGATCACCCACGGCGAGCTGTCGCGCCGGCGGTAGACGATCTCCTGCTTCGACACTTTGTCGATGACGTGGTAGCAGTAGTCGCCGCGCCCGTGGTCGTAGATGGTGGCCTCGAGCAGCTCGACGTCCTCGGTCGGCTTGTGCTCGATGCGGCGCTTCATCTCGTCTGGGATCTTCGCGTCCGGCCACTGGCGGGTGATGCTCTCGCCCTTCATGCGCATCCGGCGGTAGACGTTGTCGACCTGGCCGTTGGCGCCTTCCTCGTAGGTGACCAGGAACAGCGGCACCGGGATGAAGTTGATGGGCGAGACGTCGTCGCCCGGCTGCACCATCATGCAGGCGGTGCCGACACTCAGGTCGAGCAGGAACTCGCCCATCGCGATGTCGAAGTTCGACTGCTTGAGCACCGCGAACATCTTGTCCATGTACGCGTCGAGAATGGCCTGCGCCTGTGCGCGGCGGTCATCCGGGATGTCGCTGCCGGGCTCGAGCCGGCACCACTTGCGCTGCGGCGGAAACACCACCGACTGCAGGCGGTTGGCGAACCGCTGGGTGCTGTTGATGGCGGTCGAATCGAACACGCGCTGCATCTTCTTTGAGCCGGTCGAGCCGCCCTCCCAGACGCCGTACAGCTGGCGCTGCGGCAGCGCGAACTCGTACGCGTCCTGGTAGAGCTGCTGGAAC